CGAAGGGAATAAACTTGATCCCGTTTTCGCCATCCGGTAAGGCAAACAAACCGACCATTGAGGCAACGGCTTTAATAAAGTCTATTTGCTTGATGTCCGGAAGATTGGGAACTAGGGGAAATTTTTCACCAAAAGATATTTCATTACGATCGTACACCGTTAAAGACAATATGCTACTACTTGCTCCTGTAGCAATGGCTCTTATAGTAAAATGCATAAATTCGTCAGATTCAATAGATACTAGATCGTCAAAACTGAAAAGCAATCTAACATTAGGAGCCTCAATATATGCAGCATAGTTTTTTCTTTCTATAGTAGATACACTAGTTATATTACCAGAAGAATCAGACTGTGATACTCTCAAATTCAAATACTGGTTGTTAACGTCCATCCCAGAATTGTATTGGACTAACATTTCAATAGTTCCTTTAACTTTCAATGTGATAGGATATTTGGTATACAATCTATCTCCATAAGGACCACCAACGCTTGCATACTGCTGGGTGCTATCTCCTATATAGTTTAATTTTAGATAAGAAAAAGTGCTTTCTACTATCACATATCCAACCATTTGCAAAGAAGATGGGAAAGCATCGTTTATCTTTTGCGAATCATTCCTCGTTAGAAGAGGAACAATCATTTTATCTATAAAAGTCTTTTTATCAGAAGGGAAATTAAACGTTACTCCGCTTTCTTCTTGAATCTTTTCTAAGATCCATTTGACAGTAATTACCGGATGATACCACACATTCGAATCACCGGAATTAAATCCGTAATTAATCAAGGGAAATTGCGCAGAATTACTTCCCTTATTGTTCCATACGACCCAATCTGTTCCCTCTTCTGTACCATATTCCAAATCTGTCAATTTCTTATCACTACTTACTATTTCCGCAAAATTAGTTACATTTCCCCAAGACAAAGCGGTTTCGATATATTCAGACACAGATAACAATACAACATTCGCATCTTTCACAATTATTATTCCATTCCGTAAAACATTCCCTACATGTTTAAGATATGGAAATTTAGTAGTTGAACTGGGAAGATGTGCGCACTCAATCAAAGCCAGATTCTTTGCCGTTTTAGGAAGTTTTATCGTATAACTGTTATTGCTCACGATCTTACTAATATCAGTGAGCAGATTGCTTTTATAGTTCAGGCTAATATCAGTATCTCCGACATCTACCTTATCACCATTAATATATAATTCGTCTCTTGTCATAGCATCTGTGTAATAGTTTCCGGCATAGTTATTTGAATTTCAAAATCTTGAAGGTCTGCTCCATTATCAGTGAATGAGCCGGCCACAATATTAACCGGTATCCAGTTTTCATCAATATACATATCGACAATAGGGGAAGAATGGATAGAAGATAACATATTGAATGTTTCTCGTTCTACAAGTGTAGCACAAGCCTTTCGTGTCGTTTGATATGTTTTGCCTTGATAACGGATCATTCCATTGTAAACGTATTTTATGTCGCTATAATCAACGTTCAATTGCTCTCCTTCATTGGAAGACTGTCCGGTCAAATCTCCCTCCTGGAAAAGCCAATACTGAAGGAATCCGTGACGATCCAACCAGCGCAGATATATTCCCTTAGTGCAATCATTAAATAAAACCTTAATAAGAACAGCATCATCAGGAAGAGGTTTAAACGTCCGGTCGAAAGTATATTGAAATGTGCTGGGGGCCTCTGGGGTATTAAGAATCTTAATCATTCCGAACTCTTTTGCATCCTCGAATAATTCGGAGAAATCTTTGTGTAACAACCCAGATTTTTCAACTTCAACAGAGGTATATTCTTCCGCATCATATCTTACATTTATTTCCCCATTGGTATAAATGGAAATAGTAGAAGGAAAGTTTCTAAACATAGTAACCGTCCTTGAAGGATTAAACACCTCCCCTATATTCATAGCTCCCCAAATCACATTTATATAAAAATCAAATGTCGGACCATCAACATCAATTTGAACATGAATGCTTTTTGAGTTAGGTGTAGTTGTGTAATCAAATCTAAGTAGCGATCTTAGATATTCTGAAATGTCGATAGATACTTTACCTGATATTGGGTCTCTCATATCTGAATAGTCTCCAACATAAAATATAACAGAACCGGTTAAATTATCTATCGTTATAATCTGCGGATTAAAAGCAAAACAAGTTTCATCCGGGTACGTTATCGTATGTCCATTAAACTCCTCTGTTCTCATTGCTATTTAAATTTATATGTTTAATATCTCTTTCGAATATGCCGAAAACTTTCTCCATGACATCCTTAATTGTGCGTTCTATTTCTTTTGAGTAAATATCATCCCTACCTCCATCTCTATAAAGTTGCGTTCCCTCTCTTGCGATCTTTCTCGCAATGAAATAAGCGAAAGTTTTAGGTTTCTCTACTCTTATCCCTTTAGCCTCTATCCAGTCAAGGATTATTTTATAGAATCCTTTAGGAACTCTTCCCGGCCTTCTTCCGGTTTCTAATGTCCCAAAAGCTTTTCTTCCCCAAAGAATACCACTGTTTTCTGTTATTTCAACTCGTAAGCTGGCAATAGTTTTTCCGCTAGCTTTTTGCCTCGCTCTTATATGATTGTCGATTATCCTTTGGCGGAGATCGGTTAACTCATATTTTATAATCCCTAATGCTTCATCCTTCCCTGCCATAAAGCGAATCCCTTATCTTTTTGAATATTTCACCTATAGCCTTACCGTAACAAAGCAAAAGACCTTGCTTTTCTTTCAACTGCAGTTCTATTGCAACAATAGCCACATTAGCATCCAATCCGTCATAAGTAGTAGAATAGTAAATATCTCCTTCTATGTACTCAAATAATCCACTTTCATTCAAACGAAGAATAAACTCCTTAGCATAGCTTTTGCAAAGCTCTACTTTTTGATCCGCCTCTGTTCCGTCGAAATCAAAATCTATCTTATCCATGAAAGCAATCAAGCAATTTGGATAATCCTTTAATTGATTTTTATCCAGATTAAAGCGTCCGGAAACAGGAAGTACATTTACCACTGCTGGAAAAGGAAGCTTATCTAACCTCAAATTGGCGGTTTGCCAATTATCAAAAACATAGGTCAATCCCTCCATCTTATCAACTATGCTTTTTATCTTTTGCTCTACTGTTGTCATAATAATATCATTTTGTTATATCTGTCCGGTGAACAATCTTCATTTTCTTTTTAAAAATGTATCACTTTGATAGTTTGTTATTTCTTGCATACACTTCCTGTAATCTTCTCTGAAACTTTGCTTTTTCAGAATCAATATCCAGACATTTGTAGATACGAATCCACGGCACCTTTTCAACATCTTCATGATTGGCAATTCCCATTCTTAATGCGTAATGGTCTATCATTCCAAACATTCCAAATGAAAGCTTCTCAACTCCGGCCTGCTTTTCTTCCTTTGTAGGTTTTACGCTTGTGGAAGAAAAGAGTTTATTTATCCGGTCTACCTCCGTTATCACCCACATGGAGAATCCCAATATGGTTTCCGCTTTTGCAGATAATATTTCCTTTTCTTCCATACAAAGAAGCGTCTTACAAGGAATCAACGCAACATCTTTAGAATCTCCCATAGACTGAAGCATTATCAGCTGTCCCATGGTTATATCATTTAAATCGGAAGGAGTGCGCTTATTCCCGATAAATTCCGGCTTTGGAAGTTCCTCAATCTGCTTTCTCAACCCTTCCTGATCTCGGCAAACATCACTCTTTATCAAAAATTCTTTTACTGTCATATCTGTCCTAACTTTACTTTTGGTCTTTGTGGTATAGGTTTAATTCGAAAAAACATTGCCATTATCAACATATCCAAATAATCAGGAGAACGACCTAATATCTCCTTCATTTTATCTTTGCTGATAATACCTTTCTTTCTAGTATCAGCATCTATATGATCTTGTTTTAATACGCCTAATTCTTCCATTATCTGCTCTTTTTGATGTTCGGAACACACAACCCTTATACTCCGAGAATTAATCAATTCTGCAAGCTTAAAAGCGCATTCTGATTTAAGATTATCAAATTCTGGGTTTATAGGTCTACTACCTCCGTGAAACTCTTTGATTCCTGTCAAGTAACTTTCCAGGTAGGCTCCTAATCCGTCAGAGTCTACAATCGTCATACTACGGGGAATCTTGCAATCTATCATCATATTTTTTAGATCGGTCTCAATCATCTTTCCTGGACTGAAATCTTTATCTATTCGGATAGTACAAACATTTCCGATCCAATGCCCGGCCACAAATCTGTCACGTCCCTTCATTGCAAGGTCAGCAGAAGCGGAAGAGATGCCGACAGCTTTAACATGGTCGTTTACAAACAAGTCGCATATAGCATCGTATTCGCATAATACAGCCGGATCGCTGTCATATTCCCAGTTTCCATAAAGCAAGCGTTCTTTCGTTACTTTATCTTTTGTGTTCCGTAAAGATTCAAGATAATCCTCTGTTGCGTATGGATTATCCTGAACTAATGCGGGGATAAAAGCATAAGGAGAATGTAATTTCCCTTCTTTCCATGGTTTATAAAAATCCCTATAAAGCCAATTCTTTTTAGGATTACATGTTATTAATATTTTCCCCTGTATATTATAAACATCATTTAAATGTCTCCCTATGCGAGTTTTAAGGACTTCAAAAGCTAGATAATGAACTTGCCCGGCCTCTTCTATCCAACCTCCAGTAAACTCTTTAGAGCCCAGTCTTTCGTACATTGGATCTTTGACCGGATAGTATGTCAGATCAAGGAAGATTATTTCTGATCCATTATCAAATGATATTCCATCATCCGTATTGGTAAATGATGTGAAGCCATGCCACTTTGCAACTTTATCAAATGTGACAGTAATTGATTGCCGGCTATCTTTTAAATTATTTCTTCCCGCAAACCAACGTGTACCAGGCAAGTAATAAGCGCATTGCATTAGCCATTCACAGCCTAGCCAAGACTTACCACCTCCACCGGCTCCACCATACAACAAAAATTTCGTTTCATCATCACGAAGATAATTGTACGCTAACCTTTGCTTTATGTTGACTTTACTCTCAATCATTTTTCTTTTTCTACTTCAGGAGTATATGGTAAAAAGTTGAATCCTTTAAACTCTTTGCCTGCATTAGTATGATCTATCTCTTGCTTGTCTGCCAATCCATTAATGCGAGAGACAATATTAGCGTTAAACGCTCCAACTATAGCCCCTTCTAGCTGTTGAGATTCGATAATATTCTCTATGCGTGTAATGACTACGGAAAAATCTTCATGACCACCTTTTTTAAAATCGTTCCAAAAGGACTTGCTTACATCTAAATAAGCCATTAAGCCGGTCAAAGTATAAGGGCATTGGGTTGGAGACTCTTCTTTCTCTTTGTTTTTACCCTTTGTCTTATCTTTTACTACCTTCCAAGGATTCTTATCACAATAAGCAAAATATTCACAAGCCGCTTCCCACAATAATTCAGGAGTAGCAAACAACTTGTCACGTCCATGTTTACTTCTTAACTTCCAAAATTGATTTCCTTTAGGTGCAGCACACATCTTTTCTTAATTTTATCCATTTCACAAACTAAAAATACCGAATAAAGCCCTAATAGGGCTTATAGTAGCATACAAAACTATTGAAGTAACTATTTCAGTAACCTACCAGCGTCCTTCATACATTCCGCCAGTAGGTTGTCTTCTTGGTTCATAACTCTTATTGTTGGTTTTAATAAATTCCCAGACTCTCATTTTTACGCTTCTGGTACCGTTCTCTAATACTATCTATGTTGTCTATGAATGACTGATAGTCGTCCAGCTCTCCGCAGTATATGGAAAATGTCAGTTCTCCATAGAAAACCGAACGTGCACATAGGCTAAAGCCAAGAGGTATCAACAGGGCTTCAATACGCTTGTATTCCTCATTATCCTTCTTCATCCGACTTATAAGTTCGGGGTTAATTCTAGTCATATTTATACCGTTATACGCCAAATAGGCTTGTTTGTACTAGAATGCCTTTATTGGTTTTTATCTCTCCGTGGCATTCATAACGAAAGCGGGAATTTCCTTCTTCAAAATATTTATTATCTTTTTCGCAGCCCCAAAAATCCAAAGCAAGCTTATACGCTGCAATTCGGCTGCTTTGGCTACCCATGTGAGCATCACCAATCTTATAACCGGGTTTGGCATATTGATTGAGCAACCATGCGTATAAGATTACCGGCTTTTGACAGGGGTGGATACGTTTCTCATTCAATTTTTTGTTTCCTTGTTGAATGATTGCCTTTGAAAGATCTTTGCCGCAATAGGTCCCTTGAATCATTCCCCGCCACATGCAATATACAAGGTCAGTTCTGTCATTCATACTGCAGTAGGCTATCTCGCAATCGTATTGGTCAGTATCACCGTTTAGCTTATCCCAGACAATGCGTCCACCAGTAAAGTCATAATTGAAGTAGTTTACTCCCCATATTATCTGATTTTTACTAACCCTTTTCACTTCATCGAAATATTCTGGAGGGGGAACTCGGGAATCCCAATCGGATTTCGGATAAATGGATTGTTTGACAGGCAAAATATTGCCATTGCCCTGTTTTACTGTATTGGACTTGATCGAAGGATTATCCGCTCCAATTCCGTATGGGGGATCATCTATAATCAAATCAAAAAAGTTATCCGGGAATTTCTTCAAGAAATCCATTCGGTCGATATTATATACTTCACTTGTTGGCATGGCTATTCCTCCACTAGTTTTAATGCTTCCTGTATTCCAGCTTCCAATGCTTCTTCGTAGGTGCTGTAATGGATAAGTGGTCTATCCGACAATCCTACCATGTCATGTTTTGGAATCGTCAGTATGTCATATATCCAATAATTCCCATACATATAGGATATTTCAACATGGAGGCATTTAGTGTCACGCAACCACTTCTGGGCTTGGTATAAAGAAGTAATCGGTATTGCGTTCTTTATATTCTTGTGACGCACGATTTTCTCATTAATTATACACCCCCTAGAAGCTCCAATAACGTCATCATCTTGGTTTAATATACAGTATTCACAAGTTTCGTCAAATCCTTTCTCTTTCAACAGTTTCGCTGTTTCTAATGTTACAAATTCTTCGGTCATAGTTATTCCTCCTTAATTAAATCTGGGTTATCGTAAATATTACCTGCAATCTCTCCATGTTTGATTGCATTTTCAATATGTATTTCCATTCCGTCAGAAAATATCGCCCACTGATTGTACTTATTCGTTATTATCTCTCCAAAGAATTTTGCCGTTGGAAATAATTTTGTAGTAGACGGAGAAGAGGTCATAAAATGGAATTTAACTATATCCCCTTCATAGATTTCTTTTCCGTTTTTGTCAAATAATCCGGTGAACTGACCTACGGTATCTTCTTTAACACCAATACCATTGATTTGTACTGGAGAAATTGTTTTTGGAGAATCGGTTCTATGAACCAAATCACCATATACCCATTCGTCATTTAAGACGGACTTTCCTCTAAACTTTATTTCACGATTCATTTTATTTCTCCTTCTTTACTAATTCCACTTCTGTCGGCTCTTCATCTTCCCAGCTTACTTCGGGAAATAAAGAAGCATCTATTTTATAGAAATCATGAGGATTGTCACTACATAATTGCCAACTTTCCGAATACTTCACGGGTTTCTTTTTATAAAGATATAAATCACCGTCTCTGTCTCTTGCTGCATACATAACTTATCCTTTCTCTTTAATCCGTTCTAGTACATCTCTGTTGGCTTCCAGTATTTCATCGAAAGAGGGGATAGGCATCCAGTGAGTAATAGCTAATCTTTCTTCATTAACGTTTGCACCTGTTTCCCATTCTCCAAAGTTTGAAAGATAGCAAATAAGGAATCCATAAGCTCCCTTAGTTAGAACCATAGTGTCAATTTCTGGCAACCGTTCTTCAACGCTGATCCACGGGGATTGCTTTGCGTGCCATTCTGCGCCTTGAATGAAATTCATTTCTCCAAATTGTGCTAGATATTTGCCCGACAAAGTTTTATCAACAGTTCTGTGATTAAACAAGATATTTTCTCTTGCTGCTTCTTCTAATGTCTGTTTCATAATTATCTTTATTTGAAAGGTTAACAACTACCAAATCTAAACGAATAAAAACCGCTTCCATCTTCAAATGGAAAGAATCCGAGTGTTCTCAACATTTCTAAATCTTCTTCTGAAACCTTTTCAGGGGAAATATCGACAAATAATTCATCGTGATTACAAGAAGTCGGATAATCAGGATTTCCATACTTTAGGAATATCTGCAATGCTTTTATTAAATCTTCCATATTTTATTCTGTTTTACGGTTTTCTCTTAGTTCTTTTTCACTGACAATATTATTAGTTCTGTTACCAAGATTAGAAACAGTTGTTGTATTATTGGGCTTACAATACAAACACATTTGAGTAAAAGGTGAATACACTCTCCCACACTTCGGGCAAATCCATCCCTGCTGCCCGAACATTCCATTATACGGATTTACTGCGCTTGATTCTGTTTTCATACTTATATTGCTATGCGTTATTGATTTTATCTAAAAGGTTGTGGAGTAGCACTTCATTTGCCTTATATAGTTCAGATTGTTCTTCCGATAGATCTCCATAATCAACAGAAGCCTCTACCTCCGAAAGTGCAAACTGGATAGCTTCATATTCATCAGGAGTAACCACAATTTTTTTGGCTTTTAGTGGTTTGATAAAATCAATTTGTGATTTATCCACTCTATTTATTTGTCGATAATCATCGGTACGTATGCCATAGCCACGA